AATCAAAAACACTTATATTTACCTACCAAAAAAGAGTCAAAAATAAGCATTAACTTTGCAAGATACACAAATACAGGAACATATAGCAAAATATTACAATGAAAGATATAAAAATAGATATAAGTGCCGCAGGTTTTCCAAGTCAATTTGTGTCTGATGCTAAAAAAGCAACAGTTGAGTTTGGTTTACAGATAGGTCAGGCAATACAATATGAGTGGTTTAGAAAGGATGGAGTTGGGTGTAGATACTATAATCAATGGGGTCATTTTAATCGATTGCGATTATATGCTCGTGGTGAACAATCAGTTGGTAAATACAAAAATGAATTAGCTGTAGATGGCGATTTATCTTATTTAAATTTAGATTGGTCGATTGTTCCTGTTATTCCAAAATTTGTTGATATTGTAGTTAATGGAATGTCTGACAGATTGTTTAAAGTTGAAGCATATGCACAAGATGCAATGTCTCAAGCAAAACGTTCTAAATATCAAGACATGGTTGAAGGTCAGATGTCAGCAAAACCAATCCTTGAAAACATTTCTAAAAACTTTGGAGTAGACCCTTTTGTTGTAGAAGCGGATAGTCTTCCTGAAACTGATGAAGAACTTCAGTTGTTTATGAATTTAAATTATAAACCTGCTATTGAAATAGCTGAGGAAGAAGCAATAAATACTTTGTTTGAAGACAATCATTACCAAGATATCAGAAAAAGATTAGATTATGACATAACAGTTTGCGGTATAGCTTGTGCAAAACATGAGTTTCTAGAAGGCAACGGTGTTACAATAACATATGTTGACCCTGCAAATTTAGTGTATAGTTATACAGAAGATAAGCATTTTAAAGATTGTTTTTATTGGGGTGAAATTAAAACAGTTCCTATAATAGAACTAATGAAAATTGACCCATCATTGACAAATGAAGATTTAGAAGAAATAAGTAAATACAGTCAAACATGGTATGACTATTTTAACACAGCACAATATTATCAGAATAGTATATTTTATAGAGATACAGCTACCATTATGTATTTCAATTATAAGACCACAAAAGAGTTTGTTTATAAAAAGAAAAAGTTAGATGGTGGCGGAGCTAGAGTCTTAGAAAAAGACGACCAATTCAATCCACCTGAAGAAATACAACAAGAAGGAAATTTTGAAAAAATTAGTAAACGAATAGATGTTTGGTATGAAGGCGTAATGGTAATGGGTACTAATTACATTTTAAAATGGGAGCTGTCTAAAAATATGGTTAGACCTAAGTCTGCATCACAACATGCGATGCCTAATTATGTAGCTGTTGCACCTAGAATGTATAAGGGTAATATAGAGTCTTTAACAAGAAGAATGATACCTTTTGCTGATTTAATTCAAATAACTCATTTGAAGCTACAGCAGGTCATCGCTAAGACAGTTCCTGATGGTGTTTATATTGACGCTGACGGACTTAATGAGGTTGACCTAGGTACGGGTAACGCTTACAACCCTGAAGACGCTCTACGGCTCTATTTTCAAACAGGTAGCGTTGTTGGTCGTAGTTATACTCAAGATGGTGAGTTTAACAACGGTAGAGTACCGATTCAACAGCTAACTTCTAATAGTGGAGCAAGTAAAACACAAATGCTTCTAACCAACTATAATCATTATATGGATATGATTAGAACTGTTACAGGATTAAATGAAGCTAGAGATGGCTCTACTCCAAATCCTGACGCTTTAGTTGGTGTTCAAAAATTAGCTGCACTAAACTCCAATACTGCAACAAGACATATACTTGATGCTAGTTTATATATATATAGAACTCTTGCAGAAGCATTGTCATATAGAGTGGCAGATGTTTTAGAATATTCTAACTATAAAGAAGAGTTTATAAATCAAATAGGAAAATACAATGTTTCTATATTAAATGAAATAAAAGATTTATATATATATGATTTCGGAATATTTATAGAAGTTTCACCTGATGAGGAAGAAAAAGCCATGTTAGAACAGAATATACAAATGGCTTTATCTAAACAAGATATTAACTTAGAAGATGCAATTGATATCAGAGGTTTGAGAAATATCAAACTAGCAAATCAATTGTTGAAAATGAAACGTAAAAGAAAAAAAGACGAAGACGAAAAAAGAGAAATGACTAAACAAGCTGTACTTGCAAAGCAACAACAAATGTCTCAGCAAATGGCTGCACAAACAGCAATGCAAAAAATTCAAGCTGAAGGTCAAATGAAAATGCAATACAGACAAGCAGATATAGCATTTGAAATAGAAAAGCTAAAAGTTGAAGCTGAATTGAAACGTTCTTTGATGCAAGAAGAGTTCTCTTATAATATGCAACTAAAAGGACAGCAAGATGCTGCTTTAGCTAAACGAGAAAAAGACAGGGAAAAAGCAAAATCTGATAGAATTAGTCAACAAAATACTGAGCAATCAAATTTAATAAATCAGAAGAAAAATAATTTACCTCCTCAAAGTTTTGAATCAAATGAGGATAGCTTAGATGGCTTCAATTTATCAGAATTTGACCCAAGATAATAGCTTAAAATAATTATAACATATTGTTTAACTTTGTAAAAAATTAAAATTAAATCCAATGAATCTAGAAAATATTAAAGTAAGAGAAGTAAGTGGACCTGAAAAAGGGAAAGCTGAAGTCGAACAAGAGCTTTTAGATAAAGCTGAACAGCAAGTTGTTGAAGAACAAGAAGTTGTTGAAGAGAAAAAAGAAGATACTCCTGTATTAGATGATAATGCTGTTTTAGAGTATTTAGGAAAAAGATATAATAAAACCATCAATTCGTTTGATGAGTTAATGCAAGAAAGAGAAGAGCAAGAGGTTTTACCTGAAGATGTTTCATCTTTCTTAAAATATAAAAAAGAAACAGGTCGAGGAATCGAAGATTATGTTCGTTTGAATAGAGACTTCGATGAAATGCAACCTGATAATTTGTTAGCCGAATGGTATTTGGCGACTGATGAAGCTATAGATTCAGAAGATGTGGATGCTTTACTAGAAGAATTTGCTTACGATGAAGATGTAGACGATGAAAAAGTAGTCAAAAAAAGGAAGTTAGCAAAGAAGAGAGCTGTTGTTCAAGCTAAGAAGTATTTTAATGAACAGAAAGAACAATACAAACAACCCCTTGAGTCAAGTTCGGTTGTTAGTTCTGAAGACAATAAAAAACTAGAAGAGTACGAACAATATCTCAAGAGTGTGAGAAGTAATGAGGAAGCGACTAGAAAAAAGCAAGAATGGTTTTCTAAAAAAACTAACGAGGTTTTTTCAAGTGAGTTCAAAGGTTTTGAGTTTACCGTAGGCGATAAAAATGTTACCTATAGTCCGGGTGATGCATCTGAGTTAAAAGCAAAACAATCTAATGTTTTAAATTTCATAAATAAGTTTATGGATGAAGAGACAGGATTGATGAAAGATGCACAGGGTTACCACAGAGCTTTATCACTAGCTATGAATCCTG